AGGAGGTGCTGTTATGACCGAACTTGAAGAAAAAAAGATATGGGATTTACGCTCCAAGGGTAAAGGCTATAAAGCAATCGCAATTGAGCTTAATCTTCCTACCGGAACCATAAAATCATATTGTACCCGAAATAAGGTCGGCAGTGGCAAATGCAGATATTGTGGTGAACCTATCGTTCAAACACCAGGCAGAAAGCCGAAAAAATACTGTTCAGAGGAGTGCAAAACAAAATGGTGGAATCGAAATAGAAAAATAATAAAGCATCGATTTATTAAACCTAAGTTCTGTGAACATTGCGGACAGAGTTTTTTGCCGATTAAACGTCCCTCACAAAAATATTGCAGCCGTGACTGCTACCTTGACCACATAAGAAAGGGTGAAAACGATGTTAGATCTGAATGAGAAGAAAAATGCGTACATTGTTACGATGTCTTTGGCTAAATCTATGCTTGAAAAAGGCATAATAAACGAAGAAGAGTACGACAAAATTGATACAATTATGCTCAAAAAATACGGCTTAAATTCGTGTACTTTATGTTTGTAATTTACTGGATAATAATAGATAACAGAGGTAATATGTGTCATACCAAGGAGGTGATTTTTGATGGAAAGAGTAATTGAACGGGTAGCGTTTGATACATTGAGCATTGCAAGGCTAAAGAAAGTTGCTGCGTATACCAGGGTGTCTTCTGGTAAAGATGCAATGCTTCATTCTTTGGCAGCACAAATCAGTTATTATAACAGTTTCATACAGTCCAACCCCGAATGGTCTTTTGCCGGAATTTATACCGATGAAGCAATCAGCGGTACAAAGGTTAATCGTGAAGGGTTTCAGAGGATGATTGATGACTGCCGAAAAGGAAAAATTGATATGATAGTAACCAAGTCCATATCACGATTTGCTCGCAATACGCTGACCTTATTGCAGACGGTTCGAGAGCTAAAAGAACTCGGTGTTGATGTGTTTTTTGAAGAACAGAACATTCATACAATGAGTGGTGCTGGAGAATTGCTCCTCACCATCCTTGCATCGTTTGCCCAGGAAGAGAGTCTTTCTGTGAGCCAAAACCAAAAATGGAGGGTGAAGCAGAATTTTGAAAAAGGACTGCCCTGGAACTGCACAATGCTCGGCTACAGATGTAAAAATGGTGAATTTGAAATTGAACCAAAAGAAGCTGAAACAGTAAGGTTTATTTTCACTTCTTTCCTTGATGGTATGGGGCTTGAAGCTATAGCCCAAACGCTGAATTTACAAGGAGCAAAAACAAGACATGAGAAACCCTGGGGTAAATCAAGCGTAAGGTGCATTCTTCAAAACCTTTCTTATACCGGAAATTTGATGTTGCAGACAACATACATAGAAAACCACATCACAAAGAAAAAAGTATATAACAATGGTGAAAAGCAGCAATATTATGTTGAAAACAGTCATCCGGCTATTGTCAGCCAGGAAGAATTTGACCTGGTTCAAGCAGAATTAATACGGAGAGCTGACAAGCATTCACCAAAGGGAAGAAAAAAGAACCTTTATACTTTTTCGGGATTGCTTGTTTGTGGCAACTGCGGTGACACCTATAGAAGAAAAGTGACGAGCAAAAGAGTAGTTTATATTTGCAACACTTATAACACCAAAGGAAAAAGCATCTGTGCTTCAAAGGCTATCCCGGAAGAGACGCTGAAAACCTTAACCTTGGATATCCTGGGTATAGATTTTTTCGACGAAGAATACATCAAGGCACAGATTAAGCAAATTAAAATTGAAAATAACTATAAAGTAGTTTTTTTCTTAAAAAACGGAGATGCGGTCACGAAAACCTGGGTCCCTATTTCACGAAAAGACAGTTGGACACCTGAAATGAAAGAAAGAGCAAGACAAGCTGAATTGATGAGAAAAGGAGCACACAGATGAAAGAAAGAATAGTTCAGATAATACCAGCCATAAAAGACCCAAAAACAAGAAGATTATTAGCTGAAAACAAACGAAGAAAGGTTGCAGCTTACGCTCGTGTTTCAACTGACAGCGAGGAACAAAAAACGAGTTATGTTGCCCAAATAGATTATTACACTAACTATATTAATTCCCATGAAGACTGGGATTTCGTAAAAGTATACACCGATGAGGGTATTTCAGGAACGAACATTAAAAAGAGATACGGATTTCAAGAAATGATAGATGATGCTGAAGCAGGCAAAATCGACCTCATTGTAACCAAATCAATTAGTAGATTCGCAAGAAATACCGTTGATACTCTTACAACCGTTAGAACGCTTAAGGAAATCGGTGTTGAGGTGTTTTTTGAAAAAGAAAACATCCATACCCTCGACACAAGCGGTGAACTTCTTATAACAATTATGTCCTCAATTGCACAGGAAGAAAGCAGGTCAATTTCCGAGAATATTACTTGGGGCCAAAGAAAGCGATTCGCCGATGGTAAGGTTACACTTCCGTATAGCCACTTCCTTGGGTTTGAAAAAGGTAATGGTGATTTTCCAATAGTTAACGAAAGCCAGGCAGTAATTGTGAGAAGAATATACAATGAATTCTTGAATGGAAAAACTCCTTGTATGATAGCAAATATTTTAACCCAAGAAGGGATACCTACACCGGCGGGAAAAACCAAATGGCGTCCTTCCACAATTTCAAGCATTTTGCAGAATGAAAAATACAAAGGTTCGGCAATATTGCAAAAGGAATATACCTTGGATTTCCTTACGAAAAAAATGAAAAAGAATGAAGGCGAAGTTCCGCAGTACTATATTGAACACAGCCACGAAGCTATTGTTTCCCCTGAAATCTTCGAAGCAGTTCAACTGGAATTAAAGAGAAGAAAAGAAATGGGAAAAAGTTACAGTGGTAACAGCATTTTTTCAACTCGCATAGTTTGCGGTGATTGTGGTGGTTACTATGGTTCAAAGGTATGGCACTCTAACAGTAAATACCGAAGAACAATATGGCAATGTAATAATAAATTCAAAAATGGTGAGCATTGCAGCACATCGCACCTGGATGAAGAAGCAATACGTACTGCCTTTATTACAGCTTTTAATAAACTCCTTTCACAGCGTGATGAGCTGCTTGAAAACTGCAGAATTATGCAAGAAGTACTAACCGATACAACTGAAATTGATGAAAAAATCGAGGAGTTGTATTCGGACATAGAAATAATAGAAGAACTTATAAAAAAAGCAATAATAGAAAATACTATGAAGGCGCAAGACCAGGAGGAGTTTTCCCACAAGTATTCTAAACTTGAAACAAGGCATTCCAAAGCCGTAAAAAGCCTTAAATCCCTTGAAGCGGAAAGGCAGCGTAAAGAAGAACAAGCTGAAGCTATAGGCGCATTTATGTTCCAGTTAAAAGAAAACGATGAGCCCCTCACAGATTTTGATGAAAGGCTGTGGTTACATATGATTGACAGGGTTGTAATATATCACGATGAGAAGATGCAGTTTTTCTTCAAAGGAGGAACGGAAGTTACTATATAAAAAATAATAGGCTCGTTGATATTTTCTACCATCGAGCCTTTGTTTTAGAAACAGTTCCCACAAGTTGTATATCCACGAGACAAGATGTCATCGAGGCTACCATTATATTCTTGCTTATTTTTATCCGCCATTTGTTTTACGGACCTACAACCGGGGTAATGAACTTTTTTCGTATTCGTATTAAGAATGTATGAAGCTGAAACATTATGGCTACCGCTATTTGTAGTAGTGGGGGCCTTTGTCGTTGTTTCCTTAGTGGTTGTTTCTTTTTTTGTTGAGGTTTCAGAAGAACCACCTTCAAGATAGCTACTGCCCGTAGCATAGTTTATCACAACTCCGGGCTGAACATTATAACAATAAACATTAAAGCAAATACCATCTCCGCCGTCTTCGACAGAGTATGCTTCCATTTGCACACCACTTGCTACAAGATTGTTACCCTTGAAAATTGGGGTTATTCGATACATAACGTGGTTTCCGGTTTCGTTTATGTAGTCGGCTACCATATTTTCAAAAGGCAGCATACCCTCAATATTCAGATATTTTGTTCCGGTTATAAGATTTCTTCTGTTTGCATTTTCTGCGGAGAGCTGCCAACCAATAAGATGACAGCGGTTATATAAGTATTTACCACTTACACAATCGTATTGAGCTTGAACCCAACCGGACGGTTTTATGCTGCTTATGCTACCTCTTTCTTCACCGGGCCCCGGCATTATTTCTGCACCACAGCAAGCCATCGCAACACCGCATCTTCCATTACTGTCAAGAGATGTATAAGTCTCAAAGGCTTTTGAGGTTATTTCAGACTCGGTGAAATATGGTTTGTTGCCATTTACAGCTATATATGCTTTGCCAGAAAAATTGGGGATGTCCGCAACAGAAACCTTATTTGAACTTAAGTTCTCTTTATTAGCTACGATTGAGGAGGTTGCTGTTTCGGTAGTTGGTTCGGTAGTTGGTTCGGTAGTTGGTTTGGTAGTTGGTTCGGTAGTTGGTTCTTCCGTGGTTGCAACTTCAGAAGTTAGCTCTTCGGTTGTTTGAGCAACAGTGGTGGCTGGCTCTTCTTCTTCGGTTGTAGTAACTGTTGTTTCATCTATTGGAACATCCGTCTCAAGCTGTGGCATAACCATACAGCCACCAACGAATAAAACTATTGATAAAAGAACAGCAACGAGTGTTTTTACCTTCAGTTTTTCTCTCAAGAATTTTCTAACAGGCTTAATCGGCATTGCTATAAGTCCCGCAAGCAAAATCAAAAAGCTACCAAAGGTAAAACCATAGACTAAAACACCTAAAAAACACAATACTGCAAATGCCCACTGCAAGGCAGAAGAAAGGGTGTTACTTATCTTTTTCATTATTAACCATCCTTTCTGACATAGATTTCTTCTGTGATTTTCTTGTGTGATGATCCGGCAAAATCAGTTTTAGATACACGCTTGTATCCATTTGCCTTTAAATCGAAATCAAACTGTATGTCAGAAGGATAATGACGGTTCCAGTTATAAAGGACTATTTCCGTACAGTTTTCAAAGTTGTATCCACCATCTTCGATAAAACAGTAGTCGTCTTTTTCTGCCTTATTAACGTAATCATTATCAATTGTTATGTTACCGCCTTCGGTAAATTGCCTTGATGAATAATCACTCATCCAAAGGCGTGAGTTTGTGGCTAAATTAAGAATTCGTTCACGCAACACTCGGTCTTGGCTCTGTCGGCGGCCATTAAACATCAAGCCGTTCTTGTCATCAATACAAAAAATTAGTTTCATAAAAACACCTCCGAAAGTATTTAATAATAGCCTCTGTCCTATAAAAAGGTCTTGGAATGGCTTTATAGTTCTAATACATACAGATTAACATATTTTATGAAATAAAACAAGCAAATAGCATTGTATTAACGCTATTTACTTGTTTCGGCTTTGTATTTCTTCACAAACGGCATCAAACAGTTTCAGCTTTAGCTCGTAAGATATATTTAGTTTGTTAATGTTTTTTACTACCATATCAAGATGAGCTTTACATATAGCTCGTGAAAGTTTTTCTTTTCCCTCCTCTGATACTGGCAATATAACCTTTATTTTCAATCTTCAAAAGTCTCCTCAACTGCGTCATCAAGTGATACTTCATCTGCTTCTTGATAATCATCACTTGCAGAAGAAAACTCAAAGGTTTCTTGAAGATGTGCCTTTTTGTTGGAGTATAGGTTTGCCCAACGCAATGGATAACGCATCTTTTTATTATAAGCTAAAAGCATAGCCTCGGCATATCCCATAGAGCCGGATGCTCTTTCTTTTGCTGTTCGAGTAATGTCCTTCGCTGAATATATACCAACTTTATCCTTGAAAAGGTCATCTCTCAACTTGTCACCGAAAGCTACAATAAGGCGAGCTATGCCTTTAAGCATATTTGAAGACAAGGAGTACGGTTCACCTTCCCAAGTGCTGACGGTAAGACGAAGGGTACGGTCAAGAACATGAAACCCGAATTTTTCATAAATGTATTCTAATGAAGAAACAGCACAAATAGTATTTATGCCCCTGGTAGCCCCAATAACCAACTGATAGGACTCAACAAGGTCTTTTATTATAAGCTGCATATCGTTGCCCGCTTCAAGGTTTGCCATAAAGATTTCATATGGTACGAGAGGCTTTACGCATTTTTGCTGATTTGCAAAAACATCGGCTTCCATTGTGTAATCCATATCATCGTAAACCATACACCATACAGGGGTCTCACGGGAGTTTGATACCGCTGCGATTATTTCGATGGTGTGCTGTCCATTGAAAACATAATTTATACCATCACGCCTACTAACTTTTACCGGATTTACTTGATAAATATCAAAACTCTCAACGGTTCTTCTGATATGTGAGGTAGAAAGATTTCTTTGATAATCCTGGTTTGATACAAGATTTTTAATTGGAATAAGTTCAAATTTTACATTGGGAATAAACAAACTCAAGTCAAGAATATCTTCACTCGGTTCGGTATTTTCAAATAAATCTTGGATATTATCTTCCATTGTTTTTACTCCTTTATTTCTGAATACATTGATTGAATAGCACTATTAAGTTCTCTTAATGCTTTTTTTAATCGTGTTTTTGCCAGGGCGCTTACCTTTGTCATATCCGTTGCTGCCTTAGTTCTATTAACAGAACTTATCCACATCGGAATTGTCAGAGTAAGGCTTGAAACCTCTGCATCCGGGTCATATTCTGGCATATTTTTTATCAAGCCAACTGTAGGCATTGTTTTACTCTCAAATCCGGGGGTTTGCAATAATATTTCACGGGGTGCTGAATAGTTTTTATTATTCTTATGCTCGGTTAATATTTTTTCCGCTGCTGTCCTTATTTCATTGGGGGGCAGAGAAACGATAGCTTCCATATTTTCGTGTGAAATGCGAATATTTCCGCTGATGATGCCTTTTGCCAAATCAGGCGAAACTTCCATAATGGTATCTACCATTTCTGCGTAAATTCCATATTTTCGTACCGTAACATATGAAATGTGGTAGTCAGCACCTATTCTTTGTCTGGTACTGGTTGCAGTTTCATCATACTTTGTACCCCCGATTTGCTGTTTATATTTAGGATTCCTATTTGCAAGTTTTCTCGCTTCCATATGAGAGTGAGCACCAAGAACCCTTTCAAAAATATACCTTTTTCCAATCAAATATTTTTTCATTTCTTCAGGGAGCCATTTGCGATTTGCAAGTTCATATTTGCAAATCCACAAAAGTGCCTCTTCCATATTTTTGGCTTTTATGTGTTCGATGCGGTATGATATATCATTTTTCTTGCAATATTCAAAGGCCTCATGGTCGGTTAAGACATAAAGATTCCAAACTTTAATAGTTCCTTGATAACCTTTTTCATCCAATTCTTTATGTAGGTCTTTTACCTCTTTTGGTGTTAGCGGGTAAATGTAATGCTCCCATTCCGGGTTGGTTTTAAGATAGAGGCTCTCATTGACCATCAATATCAGCCTCCTTGCTAACTCGTAATTCCTCCGCACCTGTCATTGAAAATACAGCTATTGATTTTCCTTGAATCACATCGCCACTTAATCTGTAGGTGCTTTTTACTCTCCATTCGGGACAAACCTCTAATAATTTTTTTACAAAAGAACGACTATAAATTTCGCAACATCGACCATCTTTCAATTTGTTATACGAAACTCTATGTGTGTCTGCAAACTTTTCAGAGCCTCGCATAATTGCGATACTCTTTTCGTTTGGGTTTACCATAAGCAATATGTAATCGGGATTGCCTAAAGCAGACAGAACCCTGGTATGTATGCAAACTCTGAATTTTGAAAAATCCACAAGCAATGAAGCCGGTAATCCTGCTGTCATACATTTTCCCCTCCTTCAGGAATACTTTCTATTGTAAGTTCGGCAGTGGGTGCGTTGTTTTCTTTTTTCTCCTGAACTCCAAAAACGGTATAACCATCAAATATATTAACTTGCAACAGTTTTTGATGCTCTTCAACCGGAAGACCGAACTGATCTTGCCATTCAGCAGGAAAAATTGGTGTGCGTGAGGTTCTGATTTTACCATCATCCTTTACTGTTCGCTGATACATTTCGGTTGCATTTAAGTCGAAGAGGATAAGAAAATCATCTCCGCTTTTTATAATTTTGCCGAGCATCTTATATCTGTAGTTAGGATTCCAACCCATCAAACTTACAAGCTTTGCAAAAAACAAACGGCAAGTAATCTGCTTGGGTTTGCGTTTTCCATTCTTATTGTTGCACCACAAAAATGAGTCTTTATCATCCTCATTACAGGGGCGTACTGCAAGTTTCATTGTTTCGGGATTTACAAGTATCTGCACATACTCAACCTCAGGTAGTTTCTTTATACACGCAGTATTTAAAGAAACCTTGCAGTTATTAAATGTTATAGATGGCTCATACATATGAGCAAAAAACTCGCCACGAACAACTTGGAATCCCTCATATGAAAAATCCGGGTCTTCAATAATCTCAATTCTTGTATCAGATGCTTTTTCTTCATTTAAGGCTAAAGCTACAGGGTCATTAATATATGTATCCATTATTCATTTCCTCCTAAATCTGCTCCGTCTTTGGAAGCTGTGTTTTTAATATCACTAATTATTTGTTGAATATTGTTTGCAATATCGTTCGGTGCCGTAACTTGTAATTCTGGCATGAAAGGTATGCTTTTTGCATCCGCTTTTTCCCATTTTTCCTCGCCATCCATACACATAGGGGTTTCATTTGTTTGGGCGTGCAAATAATAATCACTACCAAAGCTGTCCGCCCAATCATTTGGATATGCTACGACTTTTTCACGAACATCAGGCATTACCGGAGTAACATCGCTATGTTCGGCATCTTGGGTTTCGGCATCAAGCACGGCTTTGGGGATGAAAAGTTCTGTTTCTTTTAAATCGAATATAAGTATAGATTCATCTCCTTTTGTTCTCTTTATACCTCTTATTCGATATCGGTATTCCGGGATCCATTCAAACAAATCATACATGGTTTTTATAAAAGCTGCTCCGCTGATTACTTTCGGAACATAATCACCATCGGGGGTAAGGCGTGACCACTTGAGAGCATTCCTCACAGTTTTATCGCAAGGTCGAACTGCAAGTAAATGTTGAACCGGATTGACAAGGATTTCTACATACATTTTTTTGTCGAACTTTTTAATACACGATGTAGAAAATGTGACATGGTCGCAGAAAAATGATATGCACATTTTATCTTGGGTATCGAAAAACTGCGACCGAGCAATTTCAAAACCACGCAAATCAAACTCACCTGATTTAGCAGTTACCTGTATTGGTTCATCTTGCGTAGGGGTATCCGGAACAACGCTCGCAGATGCCTCGTAATAATCGTCCCGTGTGAAACCTCCCCATCGGGGATTAATGGATACAAATCCTTTTAATGCACCGCTTGAGATTACTTTTAATTCGGGCAGAATTCCTTTGTTTCCGTATTTAGCATTATTAATTAAGTGCTGCACGGCAATAAAATCGTCACGAGAAACGATGCCCTCGTGTTGCTCTCTCCATAGATGCTGCGTCTTATTTCCTCTGTTTTTGACAGATTTATGATTTAGATAATTAGGTGTATATGTTTTTCTTGTTAAAACATCGCCACAATGTCTTTCATTGCGGAGAATTCCAAGAACAGTTCCTGACGCCCATTCACTTTTTCCTTTTGGGGTTAATATTTCAAGTTTAGTTAGTGTATCAGCTATCTGCTGACTCGTATAACCATAAAGATACATAAAGAAAATTAATCGTACAACGGGTGCCTCTTCCTCACAAATTATCAATTTGCCTTCTTCGTTATGGCGGTAACCATAAAGTTCGGGGGTCAACAAAATACCATGGCTAAATCGCATCTCTAATGAGGAGTTCATTATGCGGCTCTTTGCATGAGACTCCTCCTGTGCCATAGCCGCTTGAAACGAGAGCGTCATTTCGGTGTCTTCTTTTAAAGTAAATATGTGCTCCGTCTCAAAGAAAACGCCAACCGGGTCTCTCATCTCGGACAGCTCTCTTACAATTCTAATGCAATCAACGATATTTCTCGCGAAACGGGACACGCTCTTTGTAATTATCAAATCGATTTTTCCAGCTTTGCAGTCATCAATCATCTGATTAAAAGCCTCTCGATGCATCAAAGAAGTACCTGAAATACCTTCATCGGCATAGATGTCTACCAAGGCCCAGTTATCGTGCTTGTCAACCATGTCTTCATAGTAATTCTTTTGAATTTCAAATGAGGTGGTTTGTTGGATATTATCTGTCGAAACACGAACATATACTGCCACTCGTTTAAATTTTTCATCATAAAAATCGGGAGCAGCTTCAGCCGGAATTACTTCCATATTGGATGTGTCCATGCCCCTATATCTCTGCCTGATTTTTTCTTTCTGCTCGGCTTTGAGCAGCCGTTTTGAACTGTTTAACATTTAAGTCACTCCGTTTTACTTTTATGTATCAAAGTGTACATTAGTTAAGAAGAAAAGAAAAATAACCACAGGTACATTCCTATACCTATGGTTATTAAACAAAATACATTTATTAAGTTTTATTCTGATTTTGCCGTCCTGATTGCTTCTCGCATTTCCTTTGCCATTTTCAAAATGCTAATTACTTCTGCGGGACTGCAATCAGAAATTATTTCTTCAAATTCAGTGTTCAACATATCTTTTACAGCGGGGGTCTTGATGAGAAGCAATTCATCAGAAGAAATATCAAGGGCTTCAACTATTTTCATAAATATTTCAACCCCAAAACTTGTGCGCCCGTTTTCAATACTACTTAAATGTGAAATAGAGATGTCAACCTTTTCAGCAAGTTCAAATTGACTCATTTTTTTGGACTTACGGGCGTCATGTATTCGTTTGCCTAATGTTTTCCTATCAGTTACCATAATATTACCACCTAAAAAACTATCACTATACAAGATTATATCGTGTATAGTCGACAAAAAGAATAAACTATACTGGATATCTTCCACTATCGTAGTTATAATGCATCATAATTTTACGATAGGAGGTGAAAAAAGTATGGTTTTGAACCACAAAATGATAGGTGTACGGGTAAAGGAGGTTCGTATTTTGAAGCAATTGTCTCAAGCGGACTTGGCTGAATTTACAGACCTTTCCGTTTCGTACATAAGTCATATTGAAACGGGTCTCAAGAAAGCAAGTCTCGAAAGTTTGGTTCGCATTTCAAATGTTCTCGGCATTACTGTTGACCAACTTCTTTATGGCAACCAGGTTAGTGACAAAAAGCAATACTGTAATGAGCTGACCGAACTTGTCAAGGATTGCAACACCTGTGAAAAACGTATTATTTATGATGTTGCACTCGCTGTAAAAGAGAGCTTGCGCGGTAATGAATGGATGAAGACAAATCAAGAGCCGACTTCGTTTTATTACTAATGTGCTTATGCACAAAAAAGAGGCTCCGAGATAATACTTGGAGTCTCTTTGAAATCATATCTGATATGAAAACGCCAAAATTATTGACCATATTTTTCGGCAAAGGTACAATCGTTGTAATTAAAGATTTATCTTTAAGGAGTGTTCAAAATGAAAGTAAGTTATAAAAAGCTATGGAAACTACTGATTGATAAAGAAATGAAAAAAGGAGATCTGGCAAAAGCCGCTGGCATTAGTAATTTTTCATTAACCAAAATGGGTAAAGGCGGAAACATGCGAACCGATGTATTAGAAAAAATATGCCTGGTACTCAATTGTAAGCTTGGGGACATTATGGAAATAATTCCTGATACTGAAAACACAAAGTAGAAAGAGAGGAAAAATAATGATTTATTATACAGGTGATATTCACGGGAATGTACTCCCAATACAAAATTTCATACGCAGATTTAATTTAACCGAAAAAGATACCATTGTAATACTTGGTGATGTTGGTCTTAATTATTATGGAAACACGCTCGGAGAGAGAAGGAACAAATATCGGCTTAATTATATGGGGGTAAATATTTTCTGTATTCACGGCAATCACGAAATGCGCCCAGAAACCATATCAACTTATAAAGAAAGTATATGGAATGGTGGCGTAGTATATACAGAAGAGCAATACCCCTACATAAAATTTGCTAAAGATGGTGAAATATACGACCTTGACGGTTGTTCAACTCTTGTTATCGGAGGAGCCTATTCGGTAGATAAACCTTATCGGCTAAAACATGGTTTATCTTGGTTTCCAGACGAACAGCCTTCAGAAGAAACAAAGGCCCGCGTAGAAACAAAACTTGAAAGTATTGATTGGAAAATTGACCAGGTCTTAAGCCATACATGTCCTTTGAAGTACGAACCCAAGGAAGCCTTTCTTCCCGGATTGAATCAAGAATTGATTGATAAAAGCACTGAAACTTGGCTCGACTTTATTGAGGACAAACTTGAATATAAAAAGTGGTTTTGCGGTCATTGGCATATAGACAAAAAAATTGATAATATGGTCTTTTTATTTAAAGGCTTTGTGGGAGGGATGGAATGAAAGAACAGTATTACGCATTAACCTTGGATGACTACGCACTTCCTGGTATCGCAAGTGGTGATAAACAATACTTCGGAACATTAGGTGAAATCGCATCATTAATTAATTCATTGAAGGCTGATGAAAAACTATCAAAAGACCATGGCTGTTTAATTGATGCCTTTGATAAATTTTGTTCTGGCGATACGGAAGTAACACATTATGTTGCATACAATCAGCATAGGCTTTTGCAACCGGTAAATCTCATAGCTACATTTGAACACGAAATGAGAGATTATACTTGGGAGCATAAAAATATTTATGGCTTTCCTTATTATATGCGTTTCAAATCAGCTAAAGTAAAACATTACTGGTTTCAAGCAGAGAATAACTACTTCCGTTGCTTAAGCACCGATGTTGTTGGTTTGCAATATAAAAACACACGTGGAGAATGGCTGAATCGTGACGATGATTATTGGGGGTTCCCAAACATTATCATTAATGAGCCACCACACACACGTACCCAACTTGCAGTTCAAGAAAAAGTATTCAGATCAATTGACGAATTGCAAAATGACGATGAAAATTTTGAACCCGGAATCGATATTAACTTTACAGAATTTTGTAACGATATTTTCGGTGATGGTTGAGAAGGTAAAAAACATGAATATTAAGACAGAAAATTATCCATTAGTACGCTATTTGGACAACACGATTTATAACACAGTTCGCAATGGCACAGAACTTGAACTTTGCTTTACAGACCTTTCTGAAAAAGAGCAAAATGCAATTTTAGATGGTGCCTCTCGTGAGGAACTCATTAAACTGTGCAAAACTCTTGCTACTGATTTTCGTAATGTTGCAGAAGTTGAGGATTTAAGTAATCATCCTGAAGCTACTGAAGGTATGAAGCGTTTCGGCTTTGTGATTAAAATCCCGTGTAAAAGAAAGCAGGTTAAGAAATGAATATTGTGATAATCTCTGCAATGTCAGATGAGGGTAAAGATTTAGATTGTGAAGGTAGCCCATATGAAGGATTTACCGGTTTGTATGCGAATGTTGATGATATAGTAATTGGTGAAATACTCAAATTTCGACACATACTCTATAAATATAGCTTGTTCGTAAATGTTGTAGTAAACGAGCATAGTCTTGATGAAACAACGGGTATACACACCATAAAAACGAATGACGGCACAATCGTTTTCGAGGAGCTCGATTACGGAAAAAAGAAAACAAAGAAAAAAATCAATTCAACTTTATATATGGGGGCAAGGTTGGGTAGGCATAGTTTTGACCCTACAGCCCAACCGAACCGTTATTTGTTGTCGCAAGGCAAATACCCAACGAAGATATATGCTTCTGATTTACCACCTTGGTATGTGTTTGGATATTTGTATAAAAGACACGGCTATATTTCTGCAAAAGGGGTAAAGCATTTATGGTATAAACCTAATTACCTCATCGACAACCATTATCTTAAATACGATTACCTTTTTGTTTCTTACGATGAGCCGATTATTCCAGTGAAATCAGACAACAATTTTTCCTGGTTTGAAGGCTATGAGCATTGTTTGTCAGGTGGAATAATTGTAGATTTTATTGAGGCTGTTGAAAAATATAGTGACTACGATGTAACCGAAATAAAAAAAGAACTCGAAAGAAAAAAGGAATGGTATTACCGACAACGAGAAGAATGAAATGTATGGAACCCCTAATAATTGAAAGGAGAATAAAGTGGTTTATGTAATGTCAGATATTCACGGCAATGAAGCCCGTTTCCGTGATATGTTAAAGCAAATAAAATTCAGCGAAAAGGACACTTTATATATTTTAGGCGATGTGGTTGACCGAGGCGATGGCGGTATAAGAATACTGCGATACATAATGAAAACTCCAAATATAAAAATGCTGCTCGGCAATCACGAGCTTATGATGTTAAATGTTTTGTACTATCCAATTGATGATGTGGATAAATTTTCAAAAAATTTCAAATCATTTGCCCGGTTGAACAATTGGTATAGCAATGGCGGAGCAGTTACCCATAACAGCATAAAACATACGAGGAAAGAAGTCCGAAAAGAAATCTTTGAATATCTTGATTCGTTGCCGTTAAATATCGAGGTCACAGTAAATGATAAAAACTATATTCTTGTACACGCAGGTATTACTGATAATTACATCGACAGATTAAGTAAATACGACAGCGTCAAACAATATGCCGTTTGGACTCGCGATTCGGAAACGGCATCTGTGCCGGAAGGCAAAACTATGATTTTCGGTCATACCCCTACTTGGCAGTATCAAGATGATGAAATAATGAAAATCTGCAAATGGGATGACCGTATAGGAATAGATTGTGGCTGTGCTTATGGCGACATAGGACGGCTTTCTTGCTTGCGCCTTGATGATATGGAGGAATTTTACTCTGGTGTTTAAATCTGTTCTAAAACCATTGAGGAAATCCTCAAACAAAGCAAATAGTTTTTTACAGATACTGAACTAAAAATGGAGGTTGCAGAGAAATATGGATATCAAAGACGAAAGCCAAATTCCTGAACCCAGGGGTTTGGATAGGCTTTACAGCGAAGTTGAAAGAAATGGAAAAACCGTTGAGAGGTGCTTTTCGGACTTGAGCCGAGAAGAACAGAAAAAATACCTCGATGTATTGAACAACGAGGAATTAAAAAATGTGTGTTATGAGTTGTCAAACACTATACGAATTATAGCGGAATTTTTCCGGTTTTCGTGTTTCTACGATGAAGCATAAATATTTTATGAAAAGTTTTGTTACTTTTTCTTGTTTCCGACACTTATATTACGAAGGGTGAATGAAAATGGATGAGAACATAAGATTTGAGAGGAACAAGGATGGTTCTTTTCAGCTAATTGTGTCAATGCCCGAAGAAGAATACTTGCAGCTTAATCAAATTCTTGTTGAACAAAACATTTCATTTCAAGAACTAATTAATGGGTTGTTCAAGGAGATAATTAGAACGGGAAGAATACCCTTCACTTACTAAAACCTAATTATGGCGAAAAAGCCACAATTAACCATAACGAGATGGAAGGATGAAAGCAATGAATAGATGCAAATTAGATGAGTTAATTTCATACAGCCCCTCTTTGTGTGGCATAGATTCAATTGAAGAACGGCAGAAAATGATTGAAACGGGAGAAACAATTCTTAATGCTTTATTGTTGCAACAAATGGCCCCAGAACAGTTATCTGCTGATGAGTTAAAAGCCATAAAGAAAATGAAAAAGAGATTACCTGAATGGCAGAAAGATTTAGTTGCTGAAATCTATTTAGCAAAATATCTTGATATGTATTTTACACCTCCTGAATATACTTTGGAAGAAATCAAGAATCTTTATGCCACGGGTTTGTACTTCACAAAAGCTGAAATAATGGAGATAATCCATTGGGAATTTGCGAAGCCGGAGGAAGAGTGTAATTTCGAAGTAGTAAACTTTCTGTTTGATTGCATTGAAAAAAATCTGTTTCTAAACTCTGTGGCAGATGCAGATGAGTCATTGCTTGGGTGAAACAGATGAAAGAAAAACCTATGATTTCAAAAGACACTTTTTGTAAAGCTTTGGAATTGATACGGGAACAAGAATCAACCGATATTGATTTCAGTAAGGCGCTACAGAAAGTCGGAGACGGGTGCTTTGTATTCGGTGTGAAAAACAAATACCAGGAGGCTCTGCTGCTCGTATTGGCTGAAGCGATGAACGACAAGTACGAGTACATTTCCTGGTGGCTTTACGATGCAACTGATAACTATGAGGTGTCTATTCCTAATGGGGATAAGAAATGGTGTTTGAAAGAGCCTGGGGCACTGTATGATTTCATCGCAAATGAGTGCGATTGAACCATTGAAACCCTCTGAAACCAATTTGCAACCCCCTAAATAAAAATTGAAACCCCTAAAATAGGGGGTTGCAAAATTTCAAACTTTGTATTAAAATATGCGTGGAACTACAAAAAAACACGCGCGCCCTTGCGGTTGCGTGTGTTTTTTTATTTCCATGAAACGGGCTCGAAGCGGCGCGGGAGTGAATGAACATTCAGTGAATGTTCAGAGCCGCGCAGTGACCTAAGCGTCGCAACGCGAGAGTCGAGCCCGGTCACCGGCACCAAAATCCTACGCTTGTTTTGATACAATGAGCGTAGGATTATTTTTTTGGTTCTTCACGGAAAGTTGTGGGATGAAGAAAACAAATTACGGTTTATCGCTCTCTTTCTTTGTTGCTCATCAATCCCCCTTTCAGGGGCGGCAAGTGTTTGAGAGGGAAATTCACTTTGCAAAGACCCCGATAAACCGTAATTTGCATTTCCCTTAATCAAAAATCCCACAACTTTCCGTGAGGAACCTTTTTTTTGCATACAAATAAAAGTAACATTTTTATGCTGTCGTAAAACCGTAAAAAAATTAAATTTTTTTACATCAAACATATTGACAATATTTTAACATTGTGATAATATTACTTCGGAAATTGAACCACGGTTTACTTTGAAGTGTGTTTCAGAAAGGATGTGATGATTTGGCGAATGTAAGAAGTGAAGCAGAAAGCAGAGAATTACACAGAAAAATTCTCACAGCTGCAACGGCACAGTTTATTCAGAAAGGCTTTGAGCGCACCACAATAACGGACATCGCAAAAATGTCAGGGAGCGTTAAGATATTCTACATCGTACTTACCTGTACCGCTGATAGTAAGAGTTCCCTGTGAATCAAGTGACCAGATTGCATCGTTCATGTTTTCTGCACCGCAGACACCGGCATAATATCCGTTCTCTGTAGTTTTGCAGGTTTTGCAATAATGGTTAGTATAGCTATGGCTGCATATAAAACCGCAAGCGGTACATTCACTGTCACTGTTCATAGTGTGTGCAAAATCGACACCGCATTCAAGTTCGCATATTGAGCAGATGCTGTCGCTGAAGCTGTGATTGCAAGTGGTATAAATAATACCATCCGGTGCATAAGCATTGCAATCAGATGCCTCTAAAACAGTTTTACCGCCTATAACGATGCTGAAGCTGCATTCTTCGGCATAAGAACCCTTGGTCCATCTGAAAGCATAAACATTTTCGTCGGATATAGCTGCCTCATAGGTGGCAGTTGCGCCTTCGTCAAATGTCACATCTGCAATTTTTGTGAATTCACCGCCGGAAACAGTGCCCACTTGAATTGCATTGCCGTTCCAGCCGTCACCGTAGCTGTCGGTCATATTGATTACAAGACTGACATCTGCCGCAAAGGCAAAGGGTACGCTCGTCACAATCATTAAGATTGTGAGGATGATTGATAAAAGTTTTTTCATTTGTTTATTCTCCTTTCGAAAATCATTTATTAGTTTTTATTTCAAGCTCATTGAATACACTTTCAACAGCTTTTACGGCCACTGCTTCAAAGTCAATTTTTTGAATAAATTCAAGCGCTTCGTTGATTATTTTCTCTTCTGCCTCGTAAATACGCAGCAGCATTGTTACAAGCCTTTCTGCTTTTGCCTCAATAGTAAAATACATATCGCAGGGAACGGTCATATATGCCCTCATTATTCCCATTGAAGCAATTTCGATTTCGTAAAAGTCCTTTAATTCCTGCTCGGGAAATCTGAAACTGAAATGCGCATACATCATTTCGGCTCTTCTTTTCAGAACCGCTTCGCTGGTTTTCGGCATTGAATAGCCTGCAAGATACAGGTTTCGCATATCCTCGTTCATCTCTGCCATATAAAGCTGTAAAACCTCATTGGCCAAAAAGATCAGAACGAGGTCATCCGTAAGCTTTTTTGAAACCGCATCCGATGCCGCCGTAACACCGTCAAGAAATCTCGTCACGAGGTGAACAAGGATTTCTTCTTTGCTGTTCATTTCATAAAGAATTTTTGTTTTCGGCACACCTGGCTGGCTTATGAAAGCAGCATTAAAGATGTTGTAATTGAGGAAGGTATAACGAATATTCGACAGGGATCTTTTTATGATTTGTCCAATGCTGTTTCTCTGTCAATCCCTTCAACTGTGAATGAGATGGATGCTTATGGCAATAACTATTTTGCCGAGTTTAAGCTCGCGGAAGGAAATTCCACCTACGCTCTTATTGACGGTGTTCTTTTCAATGCCGATAAAACTGAGCTTGTTATGTATCCTGTAAGAAAGGCAGACGAAACCTATACCGTTCCGGCAGGTGTTCTGATCTTAGGCAATGATTCATTTTCGTCTTCTGAAAACCTTAAAACAATAAACATTTCTGACGATGTTACTACAATGAATGAGTCTTGTTTTTTTTATTCTTCGGTTGAAACAGTTCATTTCGGAAAAAATGTAAATTTTATAGACTATAACGCTTTCAGTTGTTCAGAAATTAAAAATATAGTTTTACCTGAAAAGCTTACTGAAATTATCTCCAGTATGTTTTATAGCTGCAGTTATCTTGAAAACCTTGTAATCGGCAGTAATGTAATTTCAATCGAAAATGATGTAATAAACTATTGTGATGCGCTTGAAGCAGTGCACTTCACGGGAACTGAAGCACAGTGGGAAGCAATCACGAAGCCCGAAAACGAAACAGATAGAATTAACACAATTCCCGTTCATTTCGGTGCATTGGAGGAAAAGACAGCCCGAGATGCAACTTGCGGGGCTGACGGACACACAGCCGGTCTTTACTGTGCACAATGTGATGCTTATTTATCAGGTGAAGTGATTCCTGCAACCGGTGAACACGAAAGCTACACAGACGGTGTTTGTGATGTTTGCGACTATGAATGCACCCACGAAAGCTACACCGACAGCAAATGTGATGCTTGCGGCTATGAATGCACCCACGAAAGCTACACCGACAGCAAATGTGATGCTTGCGGCTACGAATGTCCCCACGAAAGCTACACAGACGGTGTTTGCGATGTTTGCGACTACGAATGTCCCCACGAAGGCTACACAAACAGCATTTGCGATGTTTGCGGCTATGAATGTCCCCACGAAGGCTACACAAACAGCATTTGCGATGTTTGCGGCTACGAATGTCACCACGAAGGACAGAACGGCTCCTGTCAAGTCTGCGGTGCAAATCTTGACAAGCTGGTCATTGATGTTACCGACGAATTAACTGTGGATATCGGTAAGGGTTATCCGTATTATGACGAGGACGGCTATATTATCACAGGAACAAATCCGGATGCAATGGTTTATGTTCGTGAAGAAACAGATCTGATACTTAGCAATCTTACTACAGGACGTCTTGTTTTTCAGTATGCACCTGATAATTCCGTGATTAATATAACCCTTGACGGAACAACAGAGGTAGAATTCGTAGATGTATATAAATCACATATTATCTTTGACGGTGGCGAAACGGATACATTAAAGACCTCGAGTTTTAATACCGCTGGTCACCCCGGCTCCGTTACCGTAAACGGCGGTAATATCATTCTTGACTGCGTTACAGAAGACACTTTACCTACAATAATCTGTGCAGGCGGATTTATAATCAACGGCGGAACGGTTACCGCTTCTAACAATTATTATTATGTGGTACTTGACCCCGTTACGCTTAACGGCGGTGAGCTGAATATGATAAGTACATCGACCGATTATGAAGCTATCTTGGGTGGTATCATTATAGAAAAAGGCGCTTTGCTTACCGTAAGTGCCACAAAGGGAATACTTGATATGTATTCAGATATCGTTATGGCTGACGATGCAGAAGAAAACGATTACTTCTTTGTGAGATATGACACAGAAAGTGAATTTGCACCTGTTTCTGACATGAAAGCAGCTCTTGACGGCAAGACCTATGCAGAAATCAAAATTGACACACATGAGCATAGCTTTGAAAACGGCAAGTGTGTTTGCGGCTATGAATGTCCTCACGAAGGACAGAACGGCTCCTGTCAAGTCTGCGGTGCAAATCTCGGCAAGCTTGTTATTGATGTAACAGATGAATCATATGTGTCCATCGACTCATCCAATTACGATGAAGACGGCATTATTTTAACCGGCACGACTTCGGGTGAGGTTTCTGTTTATGAAGCCTGTGACTTGACATTCAATAATGTTACAGTTTCCGGTTTAAATATAGCTGTTGCTGATAACGCAGTGATAAATATAGCATTTGAAGGAACGAACGAGATTGCAGGCAGGGTAGCTCTTTACAAACAACATCTTGTTTTTGAAGGAAGTGATGATGCCACATTCAAGGCTGCCCGCTTTTATAACGGTGGTAACAGCGACAGCTCCGTTACAGTAAACGGCGGCAATATGGTTCTTGAAACTGTTGGCCAAAGCATTTATACTATAAACTGCGGTAATTTTATAATCAATGATGGCACGGTAACTGCTTCAAATGATTCTTACGAAGTAATCGGCTCACCGGTTAAACTCAACGGCGGTACACTGAATGTTATCAGCACTTCGGGAGAATATAAAGCTATACGCAATGAAATAACAATAGATAAGGGTGCTTTGCTTACTGTAAGCGGTGCATACAAACTTATTGATAAGGACAATGGTGATATTTTAAAAGCAGACGGGCTTACTGAAAGTGATTATTTCTTTGTAAGATATGACACAGAAAGTGAATTTACACCTGTTTCTGACATGAAAGCAGCCCTTGACGGCAAGACCTATGCGGAAATCAAAATTGATACACACGAGCATAGCTTGGATTATATCGGCAAGTGCATCTGCGGTTATGAATGTACTCATGAAAGTATCACAGGCAACAAGTGTGATGGCTGCGGCACAGAAGGTACAATCGTTACAATTGAAATGACCGACAGCTACGGTGACGGTTGGAACGGAAATGCCGTTGTAATTAAGCTTCTTGTTGACGGAGTAAATACGGAAGTGGGAACAGCAACCATTGAATACGGCGAAAACGGAAGCCTGACAGTATTTCTCCCCAAAGACAGTATTTATACCTTCAATTGGGTTGCAGGAAATTATTCCGAAGAGTGTAACTTTGCCGTTGTAGTTGACGGTGAAACGGTTTACAGCTGTGCAGACGGAAGCACTCTTACAGACGGACAGATTATTTATACAACTTGTCAGCATGACTTGTCAAATAAAGACGGTATCTGCGCAAAGGGCTGTGGTTACAGCTGTCCTCACGAAAATGTAACAAACGGCAAATGTGGTGTTTGCGGCTATGAATGTCCTCACATCGATGATGTAGAAAAACATTTTTGTACAGAATGCGGAATAACAGTAAGCAAATGCGCAGACGAAAACGGCGACAATATCTGTGATATTTGCAATGCTCTGATTGGTGCACCCGGGATTTACGTTGGCGGAATCTATGTAGACGGCAGTAATTACACCGATATTCTCGGTGATGCAGATGAGGGTGCAACGGTATATTATGTTCCGGATACAAATACTCTTGTTCTTGACGGCTTCAGCTATGAGGGAGCGGACTGCGGCATTATTTGTGACGGCTCTCTGAATATTGAAGTGAAGGGCGAAAACAAAATTGTTGCCGTTGACGGTCTGTGTATATATGCAGAGGATGACACTGTTATCAATATCGGCGGAACAGGTAAATTAGACATAGAAGCTATCGATAACGGAATATATGCTGACTCTGCAAATGATTCTGATGAAAACATTGAAATAAACGTCAAGGACAGCGTAACACTTAATGTAAACTCCGAAACTGACGGTGTGGATATTGATTCCAATAATGATATCAAGCTTACTGTAAACGAAAACAGTACATTGAACATAAAAGCAATTTCAGAAGGTGTTGTTGTGTCGAGCGATTCCAACAGCGTTGAAATTCTTGTTAAGGATAACGGCATATTAACAGTAGACGGCGAAGATGAATGTATCTATATCGTCGATACTGCCAAAGCGACTGTAACCTTTACTGATCATGCAAAGGTTTCGCTTGTAAATAACGACGAAGAAGGTATTTATATCTCTGCAAATGAAAGCGAAACAGTCATTGTAAGCGGCAATGCTGATGTTTATATTGCCGTTGATGAAGAAAGCATTGAAGCAGATGTGGTTACTGTTGACGGCGGAAGCCTGAAAGCCCACGGCGGAAACGGTTATCCGGGAATTTATGTCGCAGAGGTTACTGTCAATGCGGGCAAGTTAATTGTAAGCAGTGAATATGAAAAAGCAATTTCAGCTGACTCAATAAAGATTACCGGCGGTACTCTTGTTGCAGGTAACAATACAGCGGAATATCCCGTTTTCGATGTTGCTCCCGATTTCAGCGAATACAACTCTGAGTACATGGTTCTCGCAAGTGAAAAGGCTGACGCAACTTATCTTGTCGAATACGACAGTGCCAATGCGAAAAACTACAGAGTTATAACAATTCAATGCAAGCATGAGCTTGACGGAAAAGTCTGCAAAAAGTGCGGCTTTGAATGCGGCGTTGATTGCGGTCATTATTTAGAAGAAGGTGCTGTATGCGCAATTTGCGGAAGCTTTGTTTATGCAATTACTCATCAGCCCACAGAAACAGCGCCTTATGTAGGACTCAGCAATGATACCGATGCTTCTTATCAGTGGTATGAGATCGAATACAAAACGATTGAGATCACAGAAGAAAATGCCGGCACTGTTTCTTACGATTGGGGCGATAGCTCTTATGATGCAGAAGCGGGTTGGACCGGTGTGCCGTGTAATGAAGGTGATTACGGACATGACTTCTTTACGCTTGCACTTGAAGCGGGAGATACGGTAATAATCGAACTTACGGGAGATTTCTATGACTGGGTCGGTCTTTATGATTACGCGGCCGACGAGGATTTCGGTGAAGAAGTCGAATCCGGTGTCAATACATATGAAATAACGGTAACAGCCGATGGCAATTATACGTTCTATACTTATGTAAACAGTGGTGTTGTCACCGTCAAAGCTTACATGGACGATTTGGTCTGTAGTGCAATTGAAGGTGAGACCGGGGCTGCACTCAGCAATCCTGCATACGGGAACCATTATCTCTGCGAAGTCACCTTTGCAGACGGCACAACCGAAGTATCCGATTCCTTTGAATACAAGTATGCCATCACCCATCAGCCTACCGAAGAAGAACCCTATGTGGAACTCAATGACAACACCGATGCTTCTTATCAGTGGTACACAGTTGAAGGCGGCATAGTCGAAATTACGGATGAAGAAGCAACCGGCTCCTGGGGTTTGCTGGGTGCTCCCTCCGAGATTTACGGTGAGTATGATTCCGAAATCGGTTGGACCAGCCCCGAAGGTTATTATTTCGTCATTGAATTGCAGGAAGGCGAAACGGTTGAACTTGAAGCCTCCGAATCGGTTTCCAAATGGTGGATCGCCTATGTACAGAATCCGGGTATGTTCACGGATGAGTGGACTGTTGAGCAGTACGGCACAACGATTTCGTTTACCGCACCGGCAGACGGTTATTACGGTTTTTCAATCCCCAACGTTTCCGGCGTAGCAGTCAGAGCCTACATGGACGGCAGTGTTTACACCGCAATTGACGGTCAGACCACCGACACCCTCACACCCGATACAATCGGTCAGTATGCCTGTGAAGTCACCTTTGCGGACGGCACCACCGAAATGTCGGATACATTTGAGGTCACATCCGTTCACACCTGCGATTTCAGCGGCGAATGGAAGAATGATGCAGAAAAGCACTGGAAGGAATGTGACTGCGGTCTTATCAGTGAAGAATCCGGACATACATGGAAATTCGGTGAATGTACTGAATGTGGTAAAGCTTGCGAACACTCTTTCACAAGCTTTGTCGAAACAAAGGCTCCCACTTGCACCGAAGCAGGTCAGGAAACATCACCTTGCGACTACTGTGATGCTGTGAACCCAAGAGAAATCCCTGCGACCAACCACAAGGATACTCTTGTGCAGGTAGAAGCACAGGCACCTACTTGCACAGAAATCGGTTGGGAAGCTTACGAATACTGCACCGCCTGTGACTACACAACTTATAAGGAAATCCCCGTGGCAGAGCACACCGAAGAAACTGTAAAGGGCTATGCCGCAACTTGCGAAAAGGCAGGTCTTACAGACGGTGTCAAGTGTGCAATATGCGGTGCCGTTATTACCGCACAACAGACGATTGATAAGCTCACCCATAAGGACGACAACGGCGACTATAAGTGTGACCACGGCTGCGGATATGAGTTCGAGAAACCCGTTGAACCCGAACAGCCTGAAGATCCTTCCGAAAATTGCGATCACCTTTGCCACAAGTCAGGCATTATGAGCATCTTCTGGAAGATTATC